GTTCCCGATTAACCCTGGAGGTTGCCATGCAATTCGCATCAGGTTCCGACGCCATGAACCGCGTCGAAGAGATTGACGGTGAATTGGAGATGTTCCAGCGGGTGCGCTGGCCCCGGCCAGATGGCAGCGGAAGGCCACTCGGGAACATGACGGAAGACGGCCTGCAGTACGAAGAACAGCTCAAGGCCGAACGCGCCGAGATCATCAGCAAGTACACGAATTAACGAGTCTCCTGCGTCGCCACAAGCGGCGTGGTTGCCCTGCCCCGGCGAAAGCTGCGGCGGGGCTTTTTTATTTGGAGGTCCTATGCAAGTCGAGAACATCGCTGACATGCAGCCAGGCGATTTCATCCAGCTGCCGCGCGGCAAGTGGCACGTGAACGCCGCCGCCAAAGCCGTGTACGCCGAGGCGCAGCAGTACGCCGCAGATCACCCCGGCACCCAGTTTCAGGTCGAGAACGAACCTGACCACAACGCTCGATTGGAGCGCATCAAGTAACCACCATGAGGGCACCTACCCGCAAGGGCGCTGCTACTGCAATGGAACCAGAAACCAAGAAGAAATTCGGCGGCGCGCAGAAGGGCGCCGGCCGCCCGAAGGGGGTCAAGAACAAGCTCAACCGCGAGCTGCAGGTGGCGGTGGCAACGTCCGGCATCACGCCGCTGGAGTTCCTGCTGAACCGCATGCGCACGCCCTGCCCGCCCGGGCTTGACCTATCCGCCCAGGCGGCGCACGAGGCGCGCCAGTTCGAGGCAGCAGTAGCCGCGGCGCCGTACGTGCACTCCAAGCTGTCGGCCGTCCAGGTGAGCGGCGGTTTGAAGCTGAATCACGAATCAGCGCTCGATGAGCTTGAGTGAACGGGAAAAGGCGATCCGGCGCCGGCTGCGCGACGACTTCCTGCACTACGCGCCGCGCTGCCTGAAGATCCGGACCAAGTCCGGCAAGGTCGTGCCGTTCACGCTGAACGTGGCCCAGCTGCACATTCACGAGAAGGTCGAAGAGCAGCGCGCCGCCACCGGTCGCGTGCGCGCCATCATCCTGAAGGGGCGGCAGCAAGGGTGCTCCACCTACGTGGAGGGGCGCTTCTACTGGCGGGTTTCGCACAGCAAGGGCGTGCGCGCGTTCATCCTGACGCACGAGGAAGAGGCCAGCAACAACCTGTTCGAGCTGGCCGACCGGTATCACGAGCACTGCCCAACCCTGGTCAAGCCCAGCACCAGCGCGTCGAATGCGAAGGAGCTGTTCTTCGACAAGCTGGACTCGGGCTACAAGGTCGGCACCGCCGGCAACAAGGCAGTGGGCCGCAGCTCGACGGTGCAGCTGTTCCACGGTTCGGAGGTCGGTTTCTGGCCGAACGCGCAGATGCACGCGGCGGGCGTGATGCAGGCGATCCCGGACGAGCCGGGCACCGAGGCCTTCCTGGAATCGACGGCCAACGGTCTGGGCAACTACTTCCACAAGCAGTGGCAGGCAGCCGAGACCGGGCAGTCCGAGTACATCGCGATCTTCGTGCCCTGGTACTGGCAGCCCGAGTACAGCAAGCCGGTGCCGGCCGGGTTCGCCCTCGATGAGGAAGAGCGCGAGTATCACGCGGCCTACGGCCTGACCATGGAGCAGATGGCCTGGCGCCGCACCAAGATTGTCGAACTGGAGGACCCGATTTTGTTCAAGCAGGAGTACCCGGCCACCGCCGCCGAGGCCTTCCAGGTTGCTGGTCTTGACCCGTACGTGAAGCCGGCCACGATCATGGCGGCGCGCAAGGCTTCGGCCGAAGGCGTCGGGCCTCGGCACCTCGGGGTTGATCCGGCGCGCTTCGGCGACGACCGCACGTCGCTGTGCCTGCGCCAGGGCCGCCGCGTGCACTGGATCCGCAGCGTCTCGAAGAAGGACACGATGGAGGTGGTCGGCATCGTGAAGATGGCGATCGACGAATTGGGCCTGACCACGGCCAAGGACGACCGGGTATTCATCGACGTGGGCGGCCTGGGCGCGGGCGTCTACGACCGCCTGCTCGAACTGGTCGACCGCCGGCTGCTGGTCGCCGTGAACAGCGGTGAAGCGCCGCTGGACGCCAAGAAGTACAAGAACAAGCGCGCCGAGATGTGGGGCCTGATGAACGAATGGCTGAAGGGCCAGCCGGCGCAGGTGCCCGACAGCGACGAGCTGCACGCCGACCTCACCCAGATCCGCTACAGCTACGACAGCAACGGCGCGCTGGTCATGGAGAGCAAGAAAGACATGAAAAAGCGCGGCCTCCGGTCGCCGGATACCGCCGACGCCCTGGGCCTGACGTTTGCCCGGCCCCCAGTTCCGAAATCCGACTGGGACAAACCACTGAAAGTTGACAGGAGCTACGTGAAATGAGAAAGACCAAACCAATCGCGCCGGCGCAGACGCCGCTGATCGACAGCCCGATGCAAGCCTACGCCATGCGCGTTTGGGAAGGCCAGTCCATCAGCCTCTCGCGCGCTGAGCGCGTGAAGCGGGTCAAAGCGGCGCTCATCGACCAGGAGTTCGACATCACCGACCTGCAACTGCCAGAGAGCGACCAGTGACAAAGTCGAAACGGCTTACCGATATCGAGCTGCTGGCGATCATCCGCGCGCACCGCGAGGATTCGCTGGGCGTCGAGGACGGCGACCTGTCGAGCGACCGCGCCGGCGCGCTGGACCACTACCACGGCCGCCCATACGGCAATGAGCAGGAGGGCCGCTCTGCCATCGTGAGCCGCGACCTGTCCGAGGCTGTCGACTGGGCCATGCCCGCCATCATGCGCGTATTCACCATGTCGGGCAGCCTGGGCGAGTTCGACCCGGTCGGGCCGGAAGACGAAGACGCCGCCACGCAGGAAAGCGACTACGTCAACCAGGTGATCATGAAGGACAACCCGGGCTTCATCCTGCTGCACGACGCCATCAAGGACACGCTGATCCTGAAGAACGGCTACGTGAAGCACAACTGGGAAGTCACGACCAAGATCACCGAGGACGAATACTCCGGCCTGACCATCGATGAAATCGTGCAGATGGTCACGAAGCTCGAGCAGTCCGGCGCCGAGGTCGAGATCAAGGAGACGACCTCGAAGGAGATCACGATCGACTCGCCGGCCGGCCCGATGCCGATGGAGCTCTGGGACCTGCGCCTAAAGGTGACGCGCAAGAAGGGCAAGGTCTGCCTCGAGGCCGTGCCAACCGAGGAAGTGCGCGTATCGAAGCGCTGCCGTGGAACGTTGCAGGAATCTCCGTTCACCGAGCACGTCACCCGAAAGACACGCTCCTACCTGATCGAGATTGGCATGCCGTTCGACTTTGTGGACACGCTGACCGCATACAGCGAGCGCGACGACAACGACACGCAGCGGCGCGCGCGCGACTCCACGCACGACGAGAGCGACGACCTGGGCGGCGTCAGCGGCGACCGCTCGATGGATGAGATCGAGTACTGCGAGGCCTATATCCGCGTCGACTGGGATGGAGACGGCATCGCCGAGCTGCGCAAGGTCGTGACGGTGGCCGACAAGCTGCCGCCAGGCGACGAATGGAACGAGCCGCTGTCGGCCGTGCCGATGACCTCCTTCGTGGCCAAGCGCATGCCGCACCGTCACGTGGGCGAGTCCCTGGACGACGAGCTGGCCGACCTGCAGGAGATCAAGACGGTTCTGCTGCGGCAGCTGCTCGACAACATCTATCTGACCAACAACAACCAGTGGCTGGTCAACGAGCGCGTCAACATCAAGGACTTCATGACCTCGCTGCCGGGCGGGGTCAAGCGCGTGAGCGGCGTTGACCCGGTGCTGGGCGCCGCCGAGCCGGTCATGGCCACGCCGATCGTCTCGCAGATCCTGCCGGTGGTCGACTACATGGACAACATCAAGGAGGGGCGCACCGGTATCTCGCGCGCCTCCACCGGGCTGGATCCAGACACGCTCAAGCAGAGCACCAAGGGCGCCTTCCTGGAGAACCTGAACCGCGCCAGCCAGAAGATGGAGATGATCACCCGCATGCTGGCCGAGACCGGCGTCAAGGAGCTCGTGCTGCAGGTTCACGCCTTGCTGCTCAAGCACCAGGACAAGCCGCGCGTGGTCCAGATGCGCGGCAAGTGGGTGCAGATCAACCCGCAGGAATGGCAGGAACGCACCGACATGACCGCCAAGGTCGGGCTGGGCACCGGCAACGAGGAAGAGAAGCGCCAGAAGCTGATGCTGATCTCCGGGTTGCAGGACAAGCTTGTGGCGATGGGCATGGTCGGGCCGGAAGAGGCGTACGCCCTGTTCGAAGAGCTGGCCGAAACCCTCGGCTTCGACATGCCAGAGAAATTCGTCATGGCGCCGAACGGCCAGAAGTTCCAGCAGAAGATGGCCAACCAGAAGCCGCCGGTCAATCCGCTGGTCGAGGTCGAGACCGTCAAGGGCCAGTTCGCCATGCAGGGCAAGCAGCTGGACGCCCAGGTGCAGACGCAGCAAAGCGCGGCGCAGCTGCAGGCCGAGCAGGCCAAGGCCGAGATCGAAGCCCGGCGCGATGCCGAAATCGAGCGTGTCAAGGCCTACTATGCGGAATTGAGCAAAGAGCGCGACCGTGAAGAGGAGCGCTGGAAGGTCGAGACGCAGGAGCAGACCAAGATCGTGCTGGCCGAGATGCAGGAGGCGTCGAGCATCCGCGCCGCGTCGATGTCGGCCAACGCCGGCGACCAGGACAACCCGATCGAGCTGGACGACGCCGGCCAGCCGCGGCCGCGCGCATCGCTGGCTCAGCTGGTCGACACCGTGAACCAGTCGCTGCAAGAGGTATTCGCCACTCAAGAGCGCCTGACCCAGCAGCACGAGCTGCTGGCCATGGAGCTGCGCGAGCCGAAGCCGGTGCAGGTCGATTACGGGCCTGACGGCAAGATCGCATCGGTGAATGGTCGGCCGATCGTCCGCAACCGTCCCGGGATGGGGGCTTAAATGGCGCGCACCCTACGAGTCGACAGCGTGGCCGTGCACAGCGGCGCCGTGCAAATCGGTGTCACCGCCTCGAACGGCACCCTGCCGCCTGGCCCATCGAAGAACTGCTTCACGTTCAATTCCAAGCCCGAGCTGCTCGCCGCGATGCAGGCCTTCGAATCCGGCCTGACCGATGAGCAGCTGCTGTTGCTGCTGATCTCCGTGGCGTACAAGCAGGACAATACGATGACCCTGGCCACCATGAACGCCATGGTCGGCAAGACCGTGGCGCTGTCTCTCACGAGCGGCGCGCAACTGGTGAAGGTGACCTGATGGCCGCGACCGCACTTGACGCGCCGGTAATCTGGCTGCCGAGCCTGCCGGGCCTGTATGCCATTACCAGCTCGCTCGGTTCGAACTCGTCGTTCACATTTAACGGCGCTGACGACAAGCTGGCCTTCGTGTTCCAGGCGATGAGTACCACACCACCGGACCAGGTCAAGTTCCGTTGCGCGACCCACACGAGCACCGGCACCATCGATGTGACCCTGGAAACGGTGGACGCAACGACTGGTTTCCCGACCGGCACGCCAGTGACGAACTCGGCAACGGGCAGCGTTTCGGTGGCGTCGACGGGCACAAAGACAGCATCGGGAATCCAGGGCACGGCGGCGCTGACGGTGGGCGCCTTCTATGCCGTGGTCCTGACCGCCGCCGCAGGATTCGCTGGAAACTTCACGGTGCTGCGCACGACAGGTACGAACGGCGGCACGGGCTCGCCGTATTCGCTGACCAAGGATTCGGCAGGCGCATGGACGAAGGCCAGCACATCGAACTGCGGCTACGCCATCGGTTTCTTCACTGCGGCCGGTGCCAGCATCCACATGCCGGGCTTCGCCGGGGCGTACACGGCGGCGTTCCAGACCTTCGCAGACGCGACCAACCCTGACGAGCGCGGCAACCGGTTCTCGCTGCCCGTGCCCGCCACCTGCTACGGCGCGGCGGTGTTTTGCAGCCTGGGGGCTACGCCGGCCGACATCAACAACTTCACGGTGTCGCTGTTCTCGGGACACACGTCGGGCACGCCCACGCTGCTGGCTTCCCAGGCAGTCGACGGCGACAACCAGGAGGCAAACGCGTTGCGCATCCTGATGCTGGACGCCCCAGTTTCCCTCTCGGCCAGCACCGTGTATGCGCTGGCCCTGAAGGCGACCGGGACGACCGGCCCTGCCCTGCTGCGCCACTCGTATGCGGCTGCCGCCGAGCTGGGCTGCTACCTGGCGGACAGCTGCTATTCGACGACCAGGAACAACGGCAGCGGCGCGTTCACCGACACTAATACCGACGTGTACGCCATCTATCCGATCCTGAGCGCCTTCGACAATGGCGCCGGCGGCGGTGGGGGCGGCATGCTGCAGGGGAACTTGAGGGGTAATTTCCAATGACGACAGTCAAAAAAGGCGCGACAGACCAGACCTTCTATTTCAAGCTGGTCGACTCGGCTGCCGGCACGCCGGAAACTGGTCTGACCATCACGAACATCGACGCCACGTATGTGCGCAACCGCGCGGCCGCCGTCAAGAACGACCTCACCGCCCTGGGTGCTGCGAACAGCGCGCATGCCGATAACCAGGGCATCGAGGTGGATTCGACCAACGCCCCGGGCCTGTACCGCATCGACTTCCCGGACGCAGCCTTCGCGACCGGCGCCGACAAGGTCATCCTGTCGGTCACGTGCACGGGCTGCGATCCGGCCATGAAGGAAATCGAGCTGGTCGACAACGTCACCGCCGACGCGGTGGCGCTGTTGCCGGCGGCGCTGGTGGGCGGGAGGATGGACTGCAGCGTCGGCGCCATGGCCGCGAACACGATCACAGCTGCCGCGACCGCGGCGGACTTCACGACCGAGGTCACCAGCGGCCTGGCGCAAGAGGCGACGCTGGCCACCGTCGCCGGCTACCTGGACACCGAGATCGCCGCGATCAAGGCCAAAACGGACAACCTGCCCGCCTCGCCCGCGGCTGTCGGTTCAGCCATGACGTTGACCGCTGGCGAGCGCAACAGCGTGGCCGATGCCCTCCTGGATCGCAATGTGGCGGGCGGATCGAGCGCCGGGCGCCTGGTCAAGGAGGCGCTGTACGTGCTGCGCAACAAGGTGGCCGTGGCCGCGGGCACGCTGACCGTCTACGCCACGGACGACTCGACGGCGGCGTTCACGGCAGCTGTGACGACCGCCGCGGGCGACCCGATCAGCACTATCGACCCGGCATAAGGCCATGTGGCACCCGCTATTCCGATTCGGTGACGGCGCTGCAGTCGAGCCTGACGATGCCGTTGTCGACCATCGCCGGTATCGGCGCAGGTACATCGTCCGCCGCAAGGACGAGCTGTTTGTGTTCGACAACCCGTTCGACGCACAGGCATTCGAGGCCCAGGGCAAGCCGCCGCTGGTGACGCCGATCGGCAAGGGCCCGCGCCGCGCACCGAAGTTGGTGAAGTCGCAGGAAACCGTGTCGCTCCCGGCGGTGATCGATGCGGCGCCGGACTGGGCGAAAGCCAAGCTGGAAAAGATGATTGCAGAGGCCCAGTACGCCCGACTGCTGGAAATGGTCGCCGAGCTGGAAGAAGAAGACGAACTTGAACTGATCCTACTGAACCTATGAGCACACCGGAAGACCGCCGCATTCGCGGCAATGACGCGCGCCACCTGCTGGACAACGCCCTGCTGAAGGAGGCGTTCGCCGCCGTGGGCGAATACATCGACAGCCAGGCGCTGAGCTGCCAGCCGGACGACGCAGCGCGCGCACAGCGCATCGTGATCTCGAAGCAGCTGCTGGCGGCCATCAAGCGCGAGATCGTGCGCGTGATCGAGGACGGCGACGTGGCCGAGGTCCAGATCGACCTGATCGAGAAGGCGCGCGGCCTGCGCCGGTTCGTCCGATAGTGAAGCAACCGATTTTCTAACCGAAGCCCGCCACTGTGCGGGCTTCTTCATTTTTGGAGCAGTAAATGGACGTTGAGAACCCTACCGGCGGCGACGCCGGCGCAAGTATCACCGATCGACTGGAGAGTTTCCTGTCTGCGGGTGATTCACCAGAACCAAAGCAAAAGGCGCAGCAAACCGACGATGGCAGCGATGCCGACGCCGGCGATGCCGGGCCTGACGCGAATGCAGAAGCAACCGTTGATCAACCTGAAGGCGATGGCCAGGGTGATGGCGACGGGCCGCAGCTATCCACTTCCGACCTTGCACGGGTCTTCGGTATTGACGAATCGACGCTCGATGTCGACGCGGACGGCAACGCCGTCATCAAGACCAAGATCGACGGCAAGGAAGGCGCTGCCAAGCTCACCGACATCCTCAAGTCCTACCAATTGCAGGGACACGTCGACAACCAAGCACGAGAAGTCGCCGCCCAGCGACAAGCAATTCAGCAGCAGGCAGCACAAGCTGAGCAGGCCGTGCGCGCCCGCCTCGACCAGCTGGACCAGACGGTCGAACTGGCGAACAGCGAGCTGATGCGCGAGTTCCAGGGTATCGACTGGCAAACCTTGCGCGCCACCGACGCTGGAGAGTACTCGGCGCGCCTTGCGGACTTCCAGGCCCGCAAGAACAACCTCGACAGCGCCGCACAGCGCAGCCAGCAGGAGCGGCAGCAGCTGGAAGCGCAGCAGAACCAACAGCTTCAGGCGTTTCTGCAGCAGGAGCGCGAGCGCGTACCGACCCTCATCCCGGAATGGAAGGATGCCGCCGTCGCCGCAAAGGAGAAGACGGACATCACCAACTGGGCGCTGAAGAACGGGTTCGATGCAGGCGACCTGCAGGCCATCGTGAAGGCGCCGGCAGTCGCAGCCCTGCGCAAGGCAATGCTGTACGACCAGCTGCAAGGGTCGAAGGCGGCGATCGAGAACAAGGTGCGCACCGCGCCGAAGCTGGTCAAGGCCGGCCAGGCGCAGCAAGTCTCTCGCGAACAGCAGACCGTTCGCACCCTCAAGCAAAACATTCGCAGTTCAGGCGGCAAGACGGACGACGTAGTCGCTCTGCTTCTTGCCACAGGCAAAGCATAACTTTCAAGGAGCATCACCATGGGCCAGCCATCCGGTACCTTTTCCTCGTATGACGCTGTAGGCAACCGCGAGGACCTGTCGAACATCATCTACGACGTTTCGCCAACCGCAACCCCTTTCCTTAGCGCTCTCGATAGTGCGACGGCCACCAGCACCAAGCACGAATGGCAGAAAGACGCGCTCGCCGCGGCTTCGGCTACCAACTTCGTCATCGAGGGTGACGACGCGACCACGGACGCCTCCACCGCGACCAGCCGCGTCTACAACTACACCTGTATCTCGGACAAGGTGGCAATCGTCACCGGCACCCAGAACGCGGTGAACAGCGCCGGCCGCAAGAAGGAAATGGCCTACCAGATGGTCAAGCGCATGAAGGAACTGAAGCGCGATGTCGAGGCTGCCCTGCTCGAGAACAACGCCTACGTGGCCGGCAACGACACCACCGCGCGGGAATGTGCCGGCCTGCAGGCGTACGTCAAGACCAACATCAACAAGGCTGCCGACGCGACGGCGCCGACCGGCGATGGTTCCGACGGCCACACCGATGGCACCGCCCGCGCGCTGCAGGAGTCGTTCGTCGAGGCCGCGCTGGCGCTCGCCTGGACCAGCGGCGGCAACCCTACCATGGGCTTCCTGAACGCGTTCCAGAAGCGCAAGGTGGCGCAGTTCTCCGGTTCGTCGTCCAAGACCTCGGATGGCGACAAGAAGAAGGTGGTCAACTCGGTCGACATTTACATCGACCCGCTGGGCAACGAAGTCCGCTTCGTGCCGTGCCGCCAGTGCCCTGCCGACGTGATCCACATGGTGGACATGGAATATGTGAAGTTCGCCACCTTGCGCGACTTCAGCACTTCCGACCTGGCCAAGACCGGCGACAGCGAGCGCAAGCAGATCCTGGTGGAGTACACCCTGCAGGTCGGCAACGAGTCCGCCCACGCCGCCGTGTACGACCTGGCAACGTCGTAATCCACATCCACCCCGCAGCACTGGGCCACCTTCGGGTGGCCCTTTCTTTTGGAGAATCACATGGGAGCTTTTACCGAGCACAAGAGCGTGACTGGCTCCGTCCAGTACACGGAAGACCCGCTGAGCGCGGGTGACACAGTCCAGCCGGCCACCGGCAGCATCACGGTCAAGAACGTGCAGTTCGGCCCGTTCTGCCAGACCACGCTGACGCTGAACAACGTGCCGCAGGCAGTCGTCAACGGCACCGAGTACCAGGGCACCAAGATCTACGACCTGCCGGCGGGTCGCATCAACGTGCTGGGCTGCACCGCCACGCTGCAGCAGAAGACCACCAGCGCGATCGCCTCGACGCTGAACGCCAGTTCGACGGGCGCAATCTCGCTGGGCACCGCCACCGCATCGAACGTCAGCTTGACCGGCACGATGGTCGACCTGCTGCCTTCGACCGCGTTCACGTCGTCCGCGACGATCAACGTTGCCGGCACGGCGGTCAACGCTGCGCTGGCGGCATCCGCGCAGTTCGACGGCACCAGCACGGCGAAGGATGTGTACCTGAACACCGCGTACGCGACTACGACCGATGTCGACGCCGACGCCACGCAGACCATCAGCGGCACGATCACGCTGACCTGGGTCCAGCTGGGCGACTACTAAACCAAGGGGGCTTCGGCCCCCGTTTCCATTGGGTGGGGCAAATGAAAGATTCCGAAGAAGTGTTCCCGTTGCTGGCGCGAACCGCGACATCGACCAAGACTTTCCACTCGAAGCGGCGCGCCGGCTTCCTGTTCATCAACGTAACGGCTGCGAGCGCGACGCCTTCGGTGGTCTTCACCCTGAAGGGCCATGACCCGATTTCGAGCACGAGCTACGACATCCTTGCATCGGCGGCGATCACCGGCACCGGCATGACCGTGCTGCGCGTGTCCGAGCATCTGACCGCGGCGGCCAACACCATCGCCAAGGACATGCTGCCCGAGGCGATGTCGCTGGTGGCCACGCATGCCGATGCCGATTCGATCACCTACAGCGTGAGCTTCCTCGGGGTGGACTGATGGACGACCTGATCGAGAAGACGACGTACGACGAGCGCGACGACAAGATGATCGTCCAGACCATCTACGACAACACCGCGGTGCTTGAGCAGAACAAGGCCGAGCGCAACGCGGCGCCGGAGTTCGGCCGCTACAAGGGCAACCTGGTCAAGGTCGGCTCGATCCACATGGGCGACATCGTGCGGCTCAAGAACCTGGGCTACAACGTGCTGGCCGCGGATCCCGCCGAGGCTCGCCGCGCGCTGCTCTACATCCAGTCGAACGAGCCGCACCTGATGACGGTGCCCGGAACGCCGATCGCGCGCGCCAAGACGACCTGGAACTGACATGACCATCTCGACCTACAGCGAGCTGCAGACCGCGCTCGAGGGCTGGCTGCACCGCTCGAACCTCGACAGCCAGATCCTCGACTTCATCGCCCTGGCCGAGGCTCGAATCTACCGCAAGCTGCGCATCCGGGCCATGGAGACGCAGCTGAGCAGCGCGATTGCCTCCGGCGTGATCGCTGTGCCGAGCGGCTATGTCGCCATGAAGCACGCGCGCATCGACGGCACGCCCGGCGGGCCGCTCACGCGCAAGAGCGACGAATGGATCTATGCGAACTACCCCACGCGCTCCGCTGACGGCCTGCCCAAGTTCTTCGCGCGCGAGGCCGACAGCTTCATCTTCGGCCCGTACCCAGACAGCGCGTACACGGTCAAGGGCGTCTATTACAAGCGCCTGACTGCCCTGTCCGATGCCAACCCGTCGAACTGGTTCACCACCAACGCCCCCGACGTGCTCCTGTTCGGCGCCCTGTGCGAGGCCGCGCCCTACTGCCGCGACGATCCGCGCATCCCGCTGTGGGAGGCGAAGTTTAACGACGTGATGGCGCAGCTGGCCAAAGAAGACACCGACGAAGAGCAGAGCGGCTCACCCCTTTCTATGACTGCGAGATAAGCCATGGGCCTCGAAACCTTTACCTACATCACGAGCTTCGTTTCGACCAACCCGACCGCGACCGACCCGAAATCGCAGGGCGACGACCATATCCGCGGCTTGAAGGCGGCGCTGCTGGCCAGCTTCCCGAACATCGCCGGCGCCGTCACGCCCACGCACACGGAGCTGAATTTCGTTGACGGCGTGACCAGTGCCATTCAGACGCAGCTCAACGCCAAGGGCGCCATCGCAGGCCAGACCTGGACCGGTACGCACGCCTTTGCCTCGACCACCAGCATCGGCAACGTGAGCGCCACGGAGATTTCGTACCTGGACGGCGTGACGTCAGCCATCCAGACCCAGATCGACAGCAAAGGCGCGATCACTGGGCAAACGTGGACCGGCACCCATGTGCTGCCGGCGACGACATCGATCGGCAACGTGTCGGCTACCGAAATCAGCTACCTGGATGGCGTCACGAGCGCCCTGCAAACGCAGCTCGACGCCAAGGCGCCGCTGGCTTCTCCACCGTTGACTGGCACCCCAACCGCCCCTACGGCCGCTCCTGGCACGAACACCACCCAGCTTGCCACCACCGAGTTTGTCGTTGCCCAGGGCCTGATTTCCGCCCTCCCCGGCCAGTCTCTCGGCTTCCTGCGATCAGACGCCACCACACCAGCCTTCACGCAGACCCACACCGGCTACGCGCAGAAGGAAGTCAAGGGCGCAGACATCGCCAGTGCGGCCACGGTCAACCTGTCGACGGCCACCGGCAACCTGGTGCACATCACCGGCACGACCGGGATTACCGCCTTTACCATCGACAGCGGCGCCGAGTACACGTGCGTTTTCGACGGGGTCGTGACCTTGACGCACAGCGCCAACATCATCTGCCCGGGTGGCCTGAGCATCACCACCGCTGCCAACACGGCGCTGAAGATTCGCGGCGACGGCACGAACATTGCGCGGATTGTGGGCGTCACCGGCGTGGCCACCGTGCAGACCAGTGTATCGGGGTCGCAACTGGACAAGACCAGCGACACCACACTGGCCAACATCCCGAATCTTAGTGCCACGCTGGTGGCTGGTGGCGTCTACAAATTCGAATTGCTCGCCTATACGACATCCGTTAGCAGTGTTGGCGTCAAGTTCAACATGGGCGGCGGCACGGCAACGGCAACGTCTTTTGTCGCCGTGATGGTGTCTGGAACCGCCTCAACGATAACGAATCGTGTAACTGCAATTGCGAGTAACTTGTCCGACTCATCTAATACCCGAAACATGGTAACGATCAACGGTACCGTTGTATGCAACGCGGGGGGCACGTTCATCCCTCAATTTGCGCAACAAAACTCAGATGCACAAACGTCTAGCGTTTTGGCAAACAGCACCTTCACCGTCGAGCGGATCAGCTAAATGGCCAAGGTTCCCGTTACCCGCTGCGGCGCCGTCGGCGTCATCAAGGACCAGGGCATCCCTGACTTGCCACTGGCCGCCTGGACCGACGCGCAGAACATCCGCTTCCTCGACGGCTCCGCGCTGCAGTTCTTGGGCCACGGCGAGGTGTACGAGACGCCCGCTTTCGCGCCGCAGTTCGTCATGCCGATCTACGTGGCCGGGGTTCGCTACTGGCTGTATCACACCGCAGCGAAGTCCTACGTCGTCACCAGCACTGCGGGCGTGGCCACGCACACGGACATCACGCACGCCACGCCGCGCGCCGGGGTTGTGAACCAGTGGTCCGGCTGCGTGTTCGGCGGCGTGCCGGTGTTCGTCGACGGCGGCGTGTCGAAGGTGCCGATGTACTGGGACCAGAACCTTGCCAACAAATTTGTCGACCTGACCGCGTGGCCAGGCGCGACCTACTGCGAGGTAATCCGCAGCTTCAAGAATCTGCTGGTGGCGGGGAACATCACCAAAACCGCGACGAATTACCCGTTCATGATCAAGTGGTCGAACCTGGCCGTTCCCGGCTCGCTGCCGAGCAGCTGGGACGAAACGGACGCCACCAAGGAAGCAGGCGAGTTCGACATCGCCGAGGACCAGTATCCGATTGTGGACCTGCTCGGCCTGAAGGATTCGCTCATCGTCTACAAGACGGCCAGTACCTACGCGCTCGACTACATCGGCGGCGCGTTCATCCTGAAGGCCCGCAAGGTGTTCGGCATGTCCGGCATCCTGAACAAGAACTGCGCCGTCGACGTCGATACCTTCCACTTCGTCGTGACCGGCTCCGACGTGGTGGTGCACGACGGCTACTCCGCGACCTCGATCCTGAGCGAGCTTGATCGGCGCGCCTTCTTCCAGGACATCGACGTGACCGCGCGCGGTCTGGTGCACGTATTCGTGAACCCGTTCCTGAGCGAGATCTTCGTCGCCTACCCGAGCATCGGCGCCACCAGCTGCGACAAGGCACTGGTCTACAACTTCCGCCAGAAGACGGTCGGCTACCGCTCGTTGCCGAACCTGAACCACGCCGCCTTCGGCCCGGTCGATACCGACCTTGGCGGCAACTGGAACCAGGACAGCGACCCGTGGGATTCGGACCTGACCGCATGGAACGGCCCGGACTACACGCCCGACACCGTGCGCGTGATGATGGCCAGCGCCGACGTGAAGCTGTACATGCTCGATGCGTCAGCCAGCTTCGACGGCGTGATCCCTTCCGCCTATCTGGAGAAGCGCGGCTTCGACCTGGGCGACCCGGAGCACTACAAGCTGATCACCAGCATCCGTCCGCGCATCTACGGCAACTCTGGTGAAACCGTGATCATCAAAGTGGGCTTTGCGGACACACCATACGCCGAGCCAACCTACGAGAGCTTCACGTTCACGATCGACGAGGACCTGAAGATCGATCCGCTGGTGTCCGGCCGCTACATGTCGATCCGCTTCGAGACCGGCACCGCCTACCAGTGGCGGCTTGACAGCTACGACATCTTTGTCGAGCAGGAAGGGGAATTCTAATGCGCACGCCGAACCTTGGAACCGTCGCATTCAACCCGGCCGATCCGCCAGCCGATCCGCGCGAGCTGCAGGTCTACCTGCGCCAGCTGAATGTTCTGCTGGGCTCGTGCATCGGCGCGCTGGCCGCTGGACATCTCGACCAGGTGCACGTCGAACCGAGCAAGCCGCGCGACGGAGACCTGCGCTATGCCGACGGCACCGACTGGGAACCCGGCAGCGGCAAGGGCCTGTACATGCACAACGGGTCCGTCTGGACCCTGATCAAGGCAATTCCATGAGCACAGATCTGATCGAATCCGAACCCGCCGCGAGCGGGTTTTTATTGCCCGAACCGCAGGAGGAATGAAAAATGGGATGGCTTAAAAAACTGATGGGCTTCCAGAACAATTTCACCCAGAATCTTCTCGGGGATATTGGGAATGACCCTTCTCGCCTACTGACCGGGGTGGACCCGTTCTCCACCGCAGCATGGAATGGGGTGCTGGGCACGGACAATCAGCCTTTCGTCAATGCTTTTGGCAGCCCGGACCAGCAATACTACGACCGGGCAGCGGCTGAAGGCATCGATACCGGCCCCGCAAGCCAGTTTCACGGCGTGGCTGATGTGGTTGCTGGTGCATTCGCCGCAAATGGCCTGGCGGGAATCGGCGGCGGCGCTGGTGGTGCTGCCGGCGGCGCCGGGACTGGTACAGCAGGTGCTGCAGGCGCAGCCGGCACGGGAGGCGCAGGCGCGGCCGGGACTGCAGCTGCCGCTGGCGGCGGCGGCCTTCTGAGCGCCATTGGTGGCCCTTCCGGAGCACTGCAGCTGGCCAGCGGCATCGGCGGCGCGCTCGCGGCAAACAGTGGCAACTCCGGAAACCAGACGGTCACCACCCAGAACCAGATGGACCCGCGCGTCGGGAACATCCTGTTCGGCGACCAGACCACCCCCGGCTTGCTGGCACAGTATCAGGCCCAGATCGGGAAGCCGCAGGACGGGAACCTGGCCGCATATGGCAACAACAACCTGAACTACCTGAATAACTTCGGGACCGACGCTGACGCGCAGCGGCTGGCGGCAGATAAATTGATGGGCGGATACCAGCCGCAGCAAGTATCGGCCACTGGGCAGGCGCCGCTTGCCTATATGAATGGCACGATGGTCAATGCCCCGAGCCAGAACAAAATCGACACGTCCGGATCGTTCGACCGCTTCATTAACGGTAACGCGGCAGAAAACCCCTACCTGACAAAAGCCATTCAGGGTGGCATCGACCAGAGCCGCCAGGCCTTCGGGCGCATGCAGGACGATTCCACTCGCAACCTGATGGAAAACATCATGCCGAGCCTGCGCAGCAATTCGGTGCTGGCCGGGCAGTACGGCGGCTCGCGCCAGGGCATCGCCGAGGGCCGGGCTATCGGAGACTTCGGACGCGAGCAGCAGCGCGCCATCGAGAACTTCGGCAACAACAACACGACAGCCGCCGTCGGCGCGCAGGCGGGCGCCTTTGATCGCGGCCAGGACCGCGCGTTGTCGGCCACGACCAACCTGTCGGGCCAGCAGTATGGCGTGGCGTCCCAGAACGCCGGCATCGCGAATGCTGCAGAGGCGATGAACGTGAGTCGCACCAATGACGTGAACGCCGATTGGGCGCGCCGCAACGACGGCGCCCAGGTACAGAACCAGGCGGCCGGCCTGCAAGCAAACCAGCAGAACCAGTCGGGCCTTCTGGCAGGTGCAGGGGTTCTGGGCGGCCAAATGGACCGGGCCTATCAAGTCGGCACCAACCAGAGCAATTTCGGCATGAACCAGCTGCAGCAGGTAAATGGCCTGCTGCAGCCGTACCTGGGCCAAGTGCCGGGATCGAGCACGACATCCCAGCCTACCTACCAGAACACCGCGGGGAACCTCCTTGGCGGCGCTATGGCGGGCCTCGGGCTGTACAACCAGTTCACCCAAGCGCAGGGGGGTGCCAAAACCGGCAACACCGGCTCGTGGCAAAACGTCCAGGACGCATGGGCGAACGGTCTGGGCTTCGGCGGTACTGCGGCTCTCTAACAAAGGAAAATCATGGGACTCCTCGACACACTCGGCAACCTGTCGCCGGAACAAGCTCAGGGACTGTTGGCCGCTGGCCTTGGCATGATGGGACAGTCTGGCCCCTCCACGACGCGGCGCAATTTCGGCCAGATCGCCGGCGCGGGCTTTGGCGCCTACCAAAACACGATTCAAGCCCTCAAGCAGCAGAAGCAGGACGAGCTCGAGCGTGCGCAGATGATGCAGATGCGCGGCCTTCAGATGAAGAACATGGAAGGCGACATCGCCAATCAGGATTTGACCCGGGCGAACGCGCAGAAGGTGCGCGAGCGCGAAGAGCGGATTCGCTCGCGCCTTCTGCCGCAAGGCGCACCCGCCGCAGGCATTCCGCCGGCTGCCGCCTCCGCGCTTGGCTCGATGGCGCCGGGCGGGCCCGGTTCGCCCAAGACTGGCGGCCCGGACTGGATGCAGGCATACCAGGCGCAGCAGCCGATGATGCCGCAGGCTGCCCCCGCCGCCCCGCAAGGCCTGCGCCAGCAGCGCATCGACCAGCTCACGCAGGAGGCGCAGATCCGGCAGCAGGAAGGCGACATCGAGGGCGCGAACCGTGCGCTGGGCGAGGCGATGAAGCTGATGCCGGAGTTCGGCCAGACGCCGCAGAAGGGGCGCGGCGCCGACGGCAAGCCGTATAACTTCGTGCTGGACAAGGACGGCAATGAGAAGCGCCTGGCGGCGCAGCCGCTGGCCGACATGAAGCTGATGGACCTGGGCGGGAACTTCGCGGCTTATGACGTCGACAATCTGCGGCCCGGCCAGCAGTTCACCAAGACGCTGACGACCGGCGACAAGGTATCGCTGGCCAACGCCGCGAAGGTCGACGCGCGCTCGCGCGACGCCAACGCGATTGCCGCCAAGGGCAAGGTGGTCGACCTGTCCACCGGACTGCGCAAGGAGTTCGAGGATCTGCCGGAGGTCAAGGGCTACAAGATGGCGGTTCCAGCCTACAAGTCGGTCGTCGACGCCGCGAAGCGCAACTCGACGCAGGCCGACATCAACCTGGTGTACGGCATCGCCAAGCTGTACGACCCGACCAGCGTTGTGCGCGAGGGCGAGTATGCGACGGTCGCCAAGAGCCCGAACATCCCGGAAAAGATCAAGGGCTATGCGCAATACCTGGCCGGCGGCGGCCGCCTGACCGACGCGGTCAAGAAGCAGATCGTGACCGAGGCCCAGGGCCGCATGCAGTCGTACGAGGGCGAATTCACCGCGGCGCGCACCAACTACGAGGACATCGCGCGGCGCGCCGGCGGCGACCCGTCGCTGGTCTTCCCGTCGCCGTACAAGTCGCCGGTGAAGGCCGCCCCCGCCGCCGGCACGCCGCAGATCAAATTCCTTGGATTCGAGGGCCAATAATGCCTATCGCACGCTTTCAAATGCCCGATGGTCGGGTCGCGCGGTTCGAAGTCCCGGAAGGCACGACGCCGGAACAGGCGCAATCCCTGATGGCCGCGCACATGGGACAGGAAGCCCAGAATGGCCCCGCCAAGGCCGCCGAACCGTCGTTCGCGTCCGAGGTCAAGCAGGGCCTCGGCAACCTGCTGGCGGGCGGCGTGCGCGGCGCGGGCTCGATCGGCGCCACCATCCTTGCGCCGTACGACATGGCCGTCGATGCGCTGGACGGCAAAGGTCTGTCCCTGCAGTCGAATCGCGAGCGCCGCGCCAAGATGGACGAGGGCTTGCAGGCGGCCGGCGCCGAACCTGATTCGATGCTCTACAAGGGCGGCAAGCTCGCTGGCGAGATCGCGGGCACAGCCGGCGCCGGCGGCGCGCTGGCGAACACCGTGCGCGCTGCGGCGCCGACACTGGCAGCTGCACCGCGGGCGGCGCAGTTCCTGACCGCGCTCGAGACCGGCGGCATGTCGACTGGTGCGCCGGCGGCGGCCGGCCTGCGGAGCGCACTGGGAAATCTCGGCACCCGTACAGCGGGCGGCGCCGTCAATGGCGCCATCTCGGCGGGCCTGGTCGACCCGAACAGTGCTGGCCTGGGCGCTGCCTTCGGCGGAGCGCTGCCGGGCGCCGTGAAACTCGGAGGCAAGGTGGGCGGGATGGCCGCCGACGGCGTGAACAGCGGCGCCAAGCGTCTCATGCAGAGCGCGATTAAGCCCACCATCGCGCAGCT